GGGGCGGGACCCACCACGCTTCTTTCGGTAAGCGACGGGGCGTCGGCGATATTGGGGGCGTCGGTAGGCCATTCTGGACGGGCATGATTTGAAATCAAAACTGAGGAGGAGACAGGTATTTATAGTTGCAGTGTACCCGTCACCTGGGCTATAATATTAGTTTGCCCAGGTGCCTCTTGGTTACATGTCTGCCTTCTACTTCTCAGCTCGTTATGTCCTCCTCACCTACGCTCAGAGCGGCGATCTCTCTGAATGGGACGTTCTCGACCATATGTCGTCTCTTGGAGCTGAGTGCATCATTGCCAGAGAAGATCACGTTGTTACTGGTACTCACTTCCATGTTTTCGTCGATTTTGGACGGAAGAAGCAGTCCCGACGATCCAGTTTTTTTGATGTCGGAGGCCGCCACCCGAACATTGTGCCATCTCGAGGTCGTCCAGAAGGCGGTTGGGACTATGCGACAAAAGACGGAGACATTGTTGCAGGGGGGTTGGCAAGGCCGGGCTCAGATCGACTTCCTTCAACTCCGAATATCTGGCGCTCTATCGTCGATGCGGAAAGTAGAGGCGAGTTTCTTGACCTCGTATGCGAACTGGATCCAAAGACATTTGTCCTCCGACACAGGGAGCTGCTGGAATACGCCGACCGATACTTCGCCGAACGAATCGAACCCTATGTGGGTCCCACTGGGGTCCAATTTGAGCTTGGAGTGGTACCTGAGCTGGCTGGATGGGGAGGAGACATTGCTGCAGATGATCCAATAGAAGGTATGTTGAACTTCCTGTACATCCCTGCGGGGCTGAATACATCTTTGGCTTGGGGTGTTTGGGCAGGAGCGTTGCCTTCAGCGCGGGGATTTGTCGGGCCACTCGCTGGCGCTCAGACAATGGCCACGACACCGAACAAATCCCCCGCGCAAGGTGTGTGCATTGCTGACTAAGCAGGCAGAAGCAAGTCTGTTGTTCTCTATGGTGCGTCACGACTTGGAAAGACACTCTGGGCTCGATCTCTCGGACCTCACGTATACATCATGGGGATCTTGTCGGGAGCTGTGCTCCTACGAGACATGGCTGACGCGAGGTATGCGGTGTTTGATGATATGCGGGGAGGGATCGCTATGTTCCCTTCATTTAAGGAATGGCTCGGGGCGCAAGCCATTGTTTCTGTGAAGAAGCTATACAGGGATCCTGTGCAGGTCAAGTGGGGCAAGCCGTGTATCTGGTTGGCCAATTCTGATCCGAGGGACCAGCTCAAGGCAGACATCACGGACAGAACGCCTAGGGGGCGCATTGACCTTATTTACGAGGACATTGCATGGTTGGAAGCAAATTGTATTTTTGTGGAGCTCAAGGAGCCTATTTTTCGTGCCAGTACAGAGTAGACGTAGCGCTTACCGCTAATGCATCCGACGCTGTCGTTCCTGACCTTGACCGGAAAATATCCACTATGAAAACATCACCCATGCCGGGCTTACTTGTAACACTCCAATTGGTTGTCGACATGGAATCCCCGGACTCATCATCGTCGTAGACGAGGTTCTTGTTCATAGGATGCCAGAAATTATACTTTCGTATGACACCATCCTCGTTACCCGAGGCAATAGTGCGTGTTTTGTCGTACATTAGCGTGACACGAGTCGTATCGATGGGGGCTATGATCTGATCAAGCCAATCGACGTTGACTGTCCCGCGGAAGAGGATGCTTTCCAAATTGAGTCGGTTCTGGCCGGTGGGCTGATTGAAGGTGCGCATCATTCCGTTGCTGGTCTCGTTGAACAGCGAAAAAGAGCTGCTAGTGCCGATGTCGCGATACAATCCCTTGGAAGTAAACACAATGCGCCTCCATTGCCATGGGACGCCGTTTACGACTTGAATCTCGAGAGACTCTTTGACGCCGCGCATGTAACACGTGGTGGCTGTGCGGGTTGCGACATCAACTACACCGCCCACACCACTAACGCGGTTTAGGTCGCGCGCAGTGGGACTCCAGATAACCAGGGGATGCAGGGTGGTACCGCCAGTGATGACAGCGGGGCTTGTCGTGTACGTGGTGGATCCAGTTTGGGAGGCCGCCGTGATATTCGACCAAGTCAGCATAGTGTCACGCTTCTTCCGACTGGTGACGTTCAGGATCCGCTTCTTTGACATTGCGCCCTTTTTGCGATAGGTGCGCTTCTTTTGTTGGGAGCGGGGGCGGGACCCACCACGCTTCTTTCGGTAAGCGACGGGGCGTCGGCGATATTGGGGGCGTCGGTAGGCCATTCTGGACGGGCATGATTTGAAATCAAAACTGAGGAGGAGACAGGTATTT